CTATGACGTGAGTGTGTCACGCTTGCATAGGCGAGAATACAGATTTTAGTCACCTCTGTCCACAGAATCAATTTCAGGCAACCACTCCTCAACCGTAGGGGGTAGTATTACCTTGTCAGGATCTTTTGTCTTAATCGGTTTTTCACCTGAAAAGATGGACAGCTTTTCTATGACTGCGGTCTGTAGTTCTGAGATCTGCTCTCTGCTAAGTTGCATCTGAATCTGTGCATCTCTCAACCGGCCTATCAATGCTTCTCTGTCAGCGTTGGCTGATGCTAGTTTGTCTTTGAGGTCTTCAACTTCTGATGGATCTCGACCTGACGCTATAGCCATCATCGATGAGATGGAGCCGGTGATCATCCCGAGTATACCCACTAGGACATCTCTGTTCTTTTCGACTATCTCCACATAAGTCAGAAACAAGATGAGCCCAACTACTAAGAGCATGAAGAATACGCTAAACCACCAGCCTCTCTTAGTCTTCTCTATAGCGCTCAGCTCCTTCTCTGTCTTACGCTGTTTAATATCCTGGGCCATAGAACATCCTCACTATAAAGTTGCCGGTGACCTGTAACCACCTGACATATCCCTGAGCGCTAAGCCAAGGCCATGTTTCACAGATGATGTAGATGAGATTGATTAGAGCCCATCGAGGTAACACCCACATGATCCACTCTAAGACCTTACGGTCACGCGCTCGGCTCTTAACCTTCTTAGGACCACCTAACCTCTTAACTTTGTCAGTACCCTCTGGAGGTTGAAGCGCTCTAATATCACTGCCTACTGCATAGAGAGTTTGAGGAGTCTTTACACCTTTGAACTTATAGAGGCCTATCATTACATATCTAGTCCCTTTTGGCGTAAATGCATTGGTAGCGCCTTTCACAGACTCTAGCGCCTCAGATGTTAGGAGCACTTGACCAGCTCCACAGAGTGACATGGTACGCGCTGCTATATTCTTACTGATGCCTTCAAGCTCGACTCTCTTTGCTCCCACTGCTGTCCACGTATCATCTTGGATAACCTCGATGACTGTACCCCAATGAATCCCTATTCTAGTATTCAGGTGAGTCTTAGCAGGAATAGTCTGTTGATAGATCAGTGCAAAGTTGACAGCATCGATGGGTCGATCAAAGCTCAACATAAAGCCATCTGATCTATCTATCTCTCTACCGTCGAACTTATACAGCAAAGACCTTGCAAGCCGGTCATGATACTGAAGCCAGATAGCAGCGTCCTTAGCGCCTACTCTCTCAACAAAAGCAGTAGAACCGATGAGGTCAAGTAGTACGATAGCTAGCTGTCTCTCTTTAAGGTCGACCATCTCACCACCTCCACATTATGCTGAATAAGATAATCGATGCCAGGCTGATCACCATCGTCTGGTGAGTATACTGCTGAGATACCTGCATGGTGTATTAGCTTAGCACAGTTCAAGCAAGGTGAACGCGTGACAGCCAAGTGAGCATTTAGGGTACATGCTCCGAGTCTTGAAGCGTTAACGATGGCGTTGGCTTCAGCATGGTGACAGCCAACCTCGACACGCTGACCACTGATGATGTTGAGGTCAATACGTGAGCAAGCATGATCTGAATGACACAGCCTAGACCCTCCTCGAGGAGGTCCATTATAACCATCAGCTATCACAGCCCATGACTCAGGATCATATATGACTGCACCTACTTGACCACGTGGACAAGGTGAGCATGAGGCTAAGAGCTTAGCCTGATCAATTCTCAGCTTGATGTGTTTTAACATGATCACCTAGCAGAGCTGAGAGACTAATAGGCCACAGCTTACCCAGCTGAATCATGATGGCCTCAGCTACTTCTCTAGTCTCTGGCTGTGAGTGTGAGTCGAGCCTGAGCTTCAGGAACTTAGACCAGTTTAGAAGATTGCCTGTCATCCAAAAGGTAGTATTCAAGGACTGAGGTAGAACAGCTCGAGCTTGCTCTCTAGCTACTCCTGACTCGATAAGCTCATTATACATCTCTAGGCTGAGATCTTGATGACGCTCGATGAGCTCCACAAACTCATCAGACCTATTCACGACTTCAGAGGTCGAGCATTGTAGATTACTCTTTGCCTGTGCTCTCAACTCATCAGGTAAATGAAAGTCTAGCGCCTCTGATGTATAGCGCCGGCTCACTTCATTATAGCTGAATGTCCTATGCCTCATGATCTGCCTGGCAACATAGATAGGGCAGTCGATAACAAAAGAGGCAGTCTGATGCTCAAAAGGTGATGTGTGTTGGTGTTTAGCGAGATACTTAATCAGCCTCAGATTACGGTCATTCATCAATCCACTCTCGTAGTCAGCAAAGCTAACACGCGCTGCTAAAGCTGGTGTGTGATCAGCACCCATCGATGAGAGTAAACAGGCATAGCCTTGACCTCCATAGATATTCAAAATCTTCCCCCTTTACCGCCTACCTTAACTTTTCGGCTTAGTGGCGCTCGAGCTGTGTATGACCTCTGATCAACCAACGTATCAGACCAGTTCCACGTTATTGCGTCATAGCGTAGCGCGTCAAGTGGGTCCTCCCTCCCATCCTTCTTAGGTTGCTCTTTATTATCCCAACCATAAGAATAGATCGCCTTTCTTAGACTGTTACCTGTAGCGCGTTCTCCTGCATCCCATACTTCACGTGTTACTAGATACTGACCTCGAGCAAAGCATCTTTTGAGACGCTGAATACCATTAAGCACATCAGTTCTGATGGGGTCTGTGTTTGATCTTAATGGCATACCTAGACCTCGTGGTGGTGGTGCTCGCATAGCCTTAAACGCTGACCTCCCCGTCTGATCATTCCTAGCTCTACCTGCCTTGTCAGCGACTCCATAGTCTAGCCAGATCCTATCACTAGGTGCTTCACTCTTCAGTGACCTAGGCCATGCAGTCATTAGTATAAGTCTAGCTAACTCATCAACGGTGACCTCGGCAGGATTAAGCTCACCACATACCACATCAGCACCTAGCTCATCATCATGGGCAATGATCAACACTGATGGTTTTCTAAATCCCCAATCGATGGCGATACGCCCACTCATCGAGGGTTTGTACTTCCACCCATCTATCACGTGGAGCTCCTCATTAAACTCTGAGTAGATTAAGCCTGTTGGTGGTCGAGGCTTATTAAGGACCATGGCGTCACGCTCAGCTTTGGGTAAAAGCTTAGTAGCTTCAAACCACTCAGCGCTGAGATTATCCTCGTTGACATAGGAGGTGTACAACATAGGAGCACAGCCAGCACTCTCAGCCATCTCCACCCACCATGCACCACTAACAGGTAGACCCACCAAGATCATGATGGGTGATGGTCCTGCTCTTAATCGACCTAGCGCCTTATGAGCTACCTCAGATGATAGCGTCTGACATTCATCGATGAGACAAACACCACTAGTCACATTCAGACCCTCGAGAGGATTATGGGTGGCGTCTCTTGTCCCTGGTCGATAATAGGACCTACACCACACTGTTGAACCGGTCTGCGGATCTGCCCATTGGCGCAACGTGTGGTTATAGGTCCACCCGAGAGGTGACAACCACTTCTCCATCTCGGGAAGGAGGACACTGTTGTAACGTGGATTCGTATCTGTGACAAGCAGACTAGACCGACCGGCTCTCCACTTGCTGATGAAGAGTAGGCTAAACACTAGCGCTGATGTCTTGCCTGATCCCCAACCACATCGAGCCGAGATAATGCGCTCCTCTCCTCTTATCGCTCCAATGATATCTTGTTGAAGCGGATTGAGGCTAAGAGACAAAAGCTAGGCCCTCTGATGTGGCCTCATAGTCTAGCGTCCTCTGAAGTCCATTCACATCAACCTGAGTCACGCTTATGGTTGTGCCTAGATTCACATCAAGTGAGTCATAGTAGATGATTAACCAGTCTGTAGACCGGTCCTCTTCACATACCTTGTGATAGGTTCCTTCAACTCTGTAATAGGTGCGCTCTCGACTTGGCTCAACTGTCCACTGGCGTTTTAACTTCACTCTGACTTTCATCATTAACCTCTTCTATGTCTGTTACTCTTTTGGCGTATGCCTGATTACTCTGCTCGACCATAAGAGCAAAGATCTCATCAGACTGTTTATGTGGATTATTGACGTTGACCTCTAGCTCTCTCTTGGCTCCCCACCTCTGAGGGAAGCGCCTTTCTAAGATCCAAGCCCATCCACGCCAATCTTCTTTTAACTCTGTGGTCTTCTTGATCTTATCGAGAATCACAGCTTCAGAAAATGTGATGGCTGCATCTACTTCTTTGGTCCACTCACCATCTTCACCGCTGGCCTTGATCCATCCATAGTAAGTGGTCTTGCCTATGCCAGCCTGAGCACATGAGGCCTCAACAGTTAGCCCATCTCTGAGGTTGGCCAAGAGTTGATCCTTTTGGCGCTTCGTCTTTTTTCGACCCTTACCCATGTCTATACTTCCAATTAGCTGAGCGCTGATATTCAAGACGTGCTTGTCTTTTCTCAGGTGTCTCGTTGTCTCTGGCTGATTGATTATAAACACGTTGCTTAGCTAGTCGAGCCTCTCTCTGCTCTGGCGTCTGGTTGTGCCTATGCTTTCTATTAGAAGCACGTTGCTTAGCTAGTCGATCATCTCTCTGCTCTGGAGTCTCAGTCTCTCTACGAGCTCGGGCATACTCTCTCTGTTTAGACAGTCGTGTCTCTCTCTGCTCAGGAGTCTCTTGGCTCCTGGCTATCCTCATCCTGATTGCGTCGTAACTTGTCATCGTCATCACCTAGCTGTTGATTGGCCATAAGTGTGCTTACGATGGTATCATAAAGACGCTGAGTTTCTATTCTCGCTTCGTCAGATTCACTAAGCCCCTCTAGTTTCTCAGCAAACCTAGCTTTGAGATCATGAAGAGTTTTAATAATGCTCGCGTGCGCGTGTGTAGGTGTGTTCGTTTCGTCCATAATTTAACCTTCATTCTCAAAGTCATGCTTAAGGTCTTCAATATTAAAAGAGTAAGAGATACCTTTGATGAGGTCGAGGTTTAGAGAGAATCTATAAATGTCCTCACCAAATAGCTTAAAGTCGAGAGGTAGCTTGTCACAGTAGTCTTTGACCCTTTGGACATATCGAACCTGGCGCTTATTAAAACCAAAGTCTTGATTGATATCAAAGTCACCTAAAGAGAGTTCATCTCGAGCACCACCAAGAGCATAACTAGCCCAACACTGATCAGGGAACAATGCTGTGAGGCAGACGATAAAAGGCAGTGATTTATCAATAGCAGCGATAACACCAAGAGACTCAGAGACATTTTGTAGAGCATCGTGGAGCTCTCTAAGCTTTAGCTTAAAAGTGAGATTCGCTCGAGCACGTATCAAAGACTTTCTGACCTTCTCAACATGATAGCCTTGAACAACGCCTTGCGCTTCATAACGGTCTCGACGTGTTAGCTGTGAGAGAGCATAGATGCCTTTAGGAGTAAGTACCTGCTGACACTCAGCGAGATATTGAAACTCAAAAGACCAGTCTTGAAGATTTGAATGTAGCTTTGTTGATGTGTTCATTATTTATCTCCTTGTACAACTTTAGCCTGAGCACGTAATTTAAACTGCTTGTAATGCTTTGGATAGAATCTCTCGAACTGCCATAAGCCTGATAAGAAGCCTGCGATATGCTCTGGATTTCGAGGGTGTATGCCTACCTCGTGATAATTCCTTTGAGATCTCATATGAGTAATACATGTAGGTAGTGCTTCTCTAAGCGCTGGTTTAACAATGTATATAAACACTTGCTCCAAACTCATCTCAATTGTGTATGAGCCTTTTCTGCCTTCTAAGAAGTCAAGACAAGCAGGAACCAGCGCATCTGTTATTACTGGTGATTCGCTGTTAACATATAGCCGGTTGCTGTGCTCCTCATAAGCAAGAGGAAAAGATTTTCCTGATACTGTAAGTAATGCAGCACTAGCAGCCTCTGTTGGGTCTTCATCTGAAAAGATGACAACGGGATCAATTGTCCCTTGTTTCTTCTTTGCCTTCTTCTTTGCACCAGGCTCAACCGGTTTAGTCTTGCGCTTTGCTTTTGGCTTACGTGGCTTAGTCTCAGCTTTGTTTTCTTCAGGCTCTTTTACTTTAGGCTTAGGAGGATTGAACAGAGGCCCAAGCTCACCTGCATCCTCAGAGCCATTAGATGAAGTTATGAGCGTATACCCATCACCAGATAGTTTTAATCTGCTCTTCTTGCTGTTGCTGAAAAACTTACTGAGTCTAGATGTCTGTGTCTTCTGCTCATGCCTAGTCTCAGTTTTTGCAATATCATTCATCATCTGCCTGAGCTGCTTAGGCATATTCTCTCGATAGTGCTCTTGAATCATCTCATAAGGTATACTTGATTGTCTGTCTTGAGAGTCAGGATCTTCCCATCTTAATGTCGAGCGTGATGAGTCAGGGAAACACCCCACACCAGTATTCTCATCATAGACAGGAGGCTTGATCACGATACTTAATCGATTATAGACTTGAGGGTAGATCACACCATACTTAAGCGCTGCATCTCTTGACCTCTTCATCTGTGATGCTCGGCTTGATGTAAACGAGACCCCATACATCTCGTCTTTGTAAAGGGTTGCTTCAACAAAAGACATTCTTGATGCTGGGTCAAGCCAACTGTTTTTACGAGGTGTGTCGCTAGGATAAAGCGAAGTCTCCACAGTGAATCCATTGATTAACATGGATGAGATGAGGTGTCTGGAGTGACCACGCCCAATGCCATACAACTTAGCTATGTCTACTTTAGTTTTAAAGCCATATACAGACAGATCAAACTTATATATTCTCGATTGTAGATACTGACGCACTTGACTTAGCTCAGGAAAAGTAACGTCAGCTTTATCTTGCCCCATCAAGATGATAGCTGTGCCAGTGGTGTCCTCTTTAAACATTCTTGACTCTGAGAACACAGACATAAAGTCAATACCATCAATAGTGAATGAGTCATGGCTCTCAAAGTCAATGACCGTATCACCATCACCAGTGTAGCCTGCTTCACGCATCTCATCAGAGATGAGCATCTTAGCGCCAGCGCCATACTCGGGATCAATGCACAGCCAGATCATGCCACCTTTTGGATGGGCCTCTGTCTTGCTGACCACGATTAAGCCATGTGGATTAGGGAATAGGCCAGCATCTTTAAGACCTACACCAAAGTTTCCATGTCTCCCATCAGTGTCCTTAGATGATGAGTTTCGACCATTGATGAGCTGATCAAGCTCACTAGGATCAATCCCACATCCATCATCAAGCCATGCAAGCTTATCGTGAAAGTTAGAAATAGCAGCTTTAGAAGCACCAGCCTCAAGTGAGTTCATGTAGACTTCACGATAGATCTGAAACTCACCAGCTTCATTGTATGCTCGCTCAAGACTTTTAACGGGGTTGCGATCAACCATAGGGTTAATTTTCATAATCTCTCTCTCTTATCCTCTCTCGAGGTTTACATTATTATTTAATAGGAGCTCCCCAACTTGGAGCCGGTTGATTAACGCCAAAGGCGCTAGGTGTTTGAAATTGACTCTGAGGTTTATGATGCACTTGCACCTCTTCGCGATCGTCCTTGTCTAGGATCCTGAAGGTGTAGCAGCGTATCTCCCAGAACTTGACATCATTCTGACCTTTGAAGCTCTTAAGCTTTCCGTCTACATAGATCTTCTTACCACGCTTGCAACGTTGTAGAGCGTTTTGCGCTCCTGATCCCCACACTTTAACAGTGTGCCACTCTGTTGAGGTCTGTACTTGTCCTTGAGGATCAGTGTAGCGCTCATTAGTCGCGACAGTAAACTTAGTATATCTGGAGCCTGACTGAGTAGTGACCTCTTCAGCATCAGCGCCAATATTGCCTATGATCGTTATCTTATTGATCATGCATATCTCCTTTCATAATTCTCTCTATCTCCTGTTGAGCTTTGATATTTGAGATCGAGCCAAGTATCCCACTATTGATCTTAGTGAAGAAGTCGCCAAATATAATCTCATGACAAAGCTTTGAGACAGACCAGCCGAGCTCATCAGCAGTACGCTGCAGTCTTGCATACTCCTCATAAGTTAATCTCAGTGATGCTGTCTTAGTTTTCATGATCTCGACCTTGTAAGATGACAGTACCCCACCTAGAAAAAAGACCCTTAAACTAGGTGGGGCATATCACGAATCTCATCTGTTAAGCGTTAATGCTCAGACTATTGAGTTTAAGTTATGCTTAACATTAGAAGTTATTATCTAATCTAGTGCTTAGTATCGTGTCAACAATAATGTTTACATTGTTTACAATAGATCATAAACCCCAGTGAGTGAGGTCTAAATTATCTTTACGTCTATCTCTACCTTTCATCTCACAAGGATGAAACATACCGAGAAAGCGCGACTTAAAAGCATTGTTATTGAAGATGTCAAACATCTGCTTAGGATAGACATTAGTCGTCATGATGACAGCCAGAGTCCCTGCTTTCCATCGTCTATGAATCTGCTCAGTAAGCTCTATTGATTGCTTGACCCACCATCCCTGTTTCATAGCTGATCCACCGATACCACACCACTCATCAAGCAGCAGGATCTCAACTCCATCTAGCCAGCGCTCAACAGGGTTGAGCTTATTCTTGTCAGACCATGAGCCTTGAATGTCATTCATAATCTGAGTGTGAGATGTGTACCTCACTTTCCAATGCA